AGATAACCCAGCATATTCTGTTCCGCTAGCTTTCTTTGCTCTATATTCTTTTAAAGTTATACCCGCTTTTTCCGCAGCTATTTTGTCAGAAGGTCTATCTAAACCTACCGTACCACCTGCCCATACTTTTCTTATTTCTTCACCTAAAGCAGGGGACATTTGACTTAAAAATTTGTCTGTAATATTTGCAGTGCCTTCAACCTGCAACGCCACTGCCTCTAGTGTTCCAGAGGCGACATTTAACCCAATTGCAGCTAAATTTGTTTTAGCTGTTTGTACTGCTTCTTTTAAATCTGCGTCTGCCGTAGCCTCAGTCATATTAGGAGGTTGGTCAGACATTGCACTAACGTAATCTCCTGCTTCACCCGCAGCGGCTCTACGATCAATTTCATCTTCAAGTCTTCTTCTATCTGGCTCTGGAAATTGATTAGGTTGAAAATTAGAAATATCTATACTGTCATCTTTTTTTGTTGGGGCATTTATATCTGCAAAGCTATCTTCAAATTTTGCTAAGTCACGGAAATCACCACTTTCCTTACCCGCGTCAATTAAATTTTTTCTAGCTATTGCGTCAACGCCACCTAAAGGTGATGTTTTAATTTCTTTGTCCTCTGAAAGTAACCCTGTTAAATCATCGTCTGTAGTTGCTACGTCAACATTTTTACTGTCATCAAATGCGGTTTCTCTACCTAAAGGATCTGTTCCTGATGTAAATGCTTTGCCTAAATCTGAAGTGTCTGCAAATTTAATTTCTTCCCACGTTTTGTCATCTGATATTGCAAAATCTTCTGCACTGGTATCTCTATAATTAGCTAATAAAGTTTCTAAATCCTCGCTTCTTTCTATCGGAGCGCCCATTTCTTCTTCTGCTGTCGCTACCGAAGATGGCCCAGTTACTTTAGCTGCCTCATCAGATTCTGCTATTAGGCGTGTGGCATCAGCTTTTGTTTCCGCTGATTTAAGTTCCTTTATTCTATCTTTTTCTTTAGCTTCTTCTGGAGAATCGTAAAAATAATCATCAATTTTTGCGTTTAAATCTCTTGTTCCCACAGCGTTTAAAGAAGTTTTAAATGCAGGTAAGGCAGCTTCTGGATCTTTTAGCCCTGCGATTAACCCTGCGGATAAAGCGTTAGAAATGTCAGCATTAAAATTAGTATTATCTGTAAGCACCGTACCTAAATTTGTAGATGCTGCAGCAAGCGCTGCTTCAGTAACGTCTCCTCCTGATTCTATATATTTAGAAATTCCTTTTGTAATAGCTGAATCAGCCCCAGGACTGCTAATTGCGTCGTAATTAGGAATATTATTTTTAACTACATCTAATGACGCAGATGCTATTTCTGGTACAGCGCCACTTATAAGTGCATCTTTTAAACTTTTGCCTTTAACTACGCCAGATGCGGTTGCTCCTGCAACTTTACCCGCAATAACGCTACCTGTCGCGCTTGTAACAGCCCCACTTACGTAATTTCCCGCTACAGGAGCGACGTACCCTATTGCCACTGATTTAAGTGCATCTTCGAAACTACCGCCTTTTGCAAGTGTGTCTGCACCTTGTATAAGCGGAATAGTCCACTGCATTCCAGGAGTTACAGCAGCAGCTACTGTTAAAATTGTAGCTACGGGATCTTCAATTACAGCGGTTACAACTGTATCTACAACTTTTACAACAGGTTTTATAATTTCTTCAACAGCAAACTCTACTACGTCTTCAACAACTCCAACAACGACCTCAGCAACGTCTTCAACAACTTTAACAACTGCTTTAATTACATTAAGAATAACAGCCATGTTATGTTCCCGTCCCTAAAGGTTCTTTACCTATACGTATAAACACCGCATACTCTCCACTTTTAGTGCGCCCTACGCCAAGTGTAGAATCTTTATTAGCTAATCTTTTTTCTAATACACGCATTGCGGGTATATAAGTTTCTCCTTTAAATTGAGAGGAGTAGTGTGTGATGTTTTTTTCTTGTAAATAACCTAAATAATTTAACATATTGCGGATAAAATTACGCCCTGTATCTACGTTAAGTGCCCGCCCCACCACCTTATTTTTGTTTGCACCTTTACCTGTATGACCGATAAACACAGTGTTTCCAACTTGTACTAGATCTGAGCTCTCTAACGTTGTTTCTTTGGCTAGAGCAGTTAACATAGCTTCTATAGGTAAATCTTCTTGCAACTGTTTAGCTGCAATAGTCATAACTTGGCCTGGCGCAATTTTTTCTTGGTTACTGTCAATAGTTTCCATAATTCACCTAAGTTATCTCAAGTATACTAGCTACCACATGTAGCCTATTTGCTGTAGCAGCGGTAACTTTTAGTATTTCGGTCGCTTGCACTACCAATGGTGCAGTTAACAGCTCTACAGTACCATTAGCTGATACTGACTTAGTTTTAAATAAACTATACACATCACTGCCATTAGTCAAAGTTAAAGTTATGGTGTCCGCGTTGCCAGAGTCTTCTGATACAACAATAGACTTAACAATAGCGGTTATTCCCGCAACGCAAGTGTACAAAGTAGTGACGCTTGTTGCTGTTAAGTCTGCTTTTGCATTTACATAAGTATTTGCCATTTAACTTACAAACCACCCCATTGCATCGGACGTATCGGCTAAAGACGTATCTCGTAGCACGTTGTCTATTTGGTTAAAATATAGCCGTAAAACTTTGTTAAGCTGTTCAAAATCAGAAGCGTTATAATCTTTAGGGGGGTAGGGTATTGCAGGTGCTCTAAACTCTACTGTGTATCGACTAGCCACTATCGCCTCCCATCTGCACGTAGGTCAACCCTTGGAGAACCCAACTGCCATTGTACACCCGTAGTACTAGATTCTATTTTCATAGATAACTGCCTACCACGGACTCTTGTATGTATTTGATCTGTATACACCTCTACAGGAGAAGTTGCACTTCTTGTAACTGTACCTGTGTTTACACCACTTTCTGAAACAGGAGAGTTATACCCTGAACCAGATGAAGCTAACGGGAAAAAAGTCATGTTTACAACAGGGCTACTAGCTGTAGAACCTTCAAAAGAAACATCAGGAACTACACGAGACATTAACATAAATTGATGCCCATCATCTAAATCAAAATCTGAGGAAGTAATAAACGCGGGTATAGCCGCAGCTGTGCCTGTTTCGTTATCGTCAATACCGTTTTCGTGGTCTACGAGCAACGAATTATACGTAGCAGCTAGTGGAAAAGACCTTAAACCAGAATCTAACCATGCAGTTCTCGCCATAGATCCGTAATACCATATACCTTCTAAGTAATTATAAACAACATACCTGTCTATAGCTGTAGCGCTACCAGAACAATAGAACCACCACACCTCATTAAACGCTTCGTTATTCCCACTAAACACTTGGTTGTATTGGTCAGTATTAAAGTCGGTAAACACGTGCCTACGTAAATCACAAGGTAAAGGTTGAGTTCGACCATCGTATTGATAGAACTTGTCTTTACCCATCCAATAAGAAACACCGTTAGCGTAAGCTACACTATTTTGTGAAGCAATAGAAGTTTGTTCGCCAACAAGCGTAGCTGACCATACACCCGACCCTGCTCCAACATATTGCAGAGAATAAAGAGAAGAGTCTGTCCAAACAAGAACTTCTTGCCTAGACTGTGATGCACCTACTATTTCAGTTCCACGAGATAAACGTAGGCTACCAGCTTGATTCGTAGCTGCAGGAGTCCAGTTGGTGGCGTCTTCTTGATCCGACCACCTAATAAGCATGGGATCTTTAGTAGCACTCCCTAACACGTTTGCACCAAAACAAAAAACAAACCTGCTAATATCTGATATAAGTATTAAGTTTTGTACTGTTGGTACGTCTGATGCGCCTGCTTTACTAGACAGTTTTACTGCTCGATCTGTTAGTGTACCTGATGCATCCCAATAAAAAATGTCACCATCTCTGTGACCAAATATTAAATCTTCTCCAAAGTTTTGTTGTGTCCATATACGTAAAGTTTCTGTGTCACCCTCACCTACATTCCACCCACCTGCACCCCAACCACTAGCACCCCAACCAATACGGGTGTTGGCAGAAGATGCGCCAGTATTTATCTGATATGCACCTACAACAGAACTACCTCCATTACTTGAGTCTGAAGAGGTAGCGGGAGTTTCTGTACTATTGTCGTCAGTTATTGTTTGTGAAGCAACACTTTTTGCATGTATTGTGTAAGTATTAGCGGTTTCCACAGCTTGTATTTTATATTCTTGATTTAACATAACAGCACTAACATCTCCACCTAACGTAGCGGCCCCACTAAAAGTAACAAAATCGTTAACTAAAGCTCCGTGGCTGTTATCAGTTACAATTAAAGTAAAACAATTAACCGTCGCGCCTGAACTGTGCGTAGCAGCAGTTGTGCTTGTAGATGTACCTGTAACAACTTTAGAAGCTCCTCTTGTGCACCCGTTTAAAGTATTATTAGTGATAGAAGTATAGGATATAACTTCGCTGTCTATAAGTATTTTACCTGCAATAGGAAATCCTGTGGAATTGGCTATTGTTATAGTAGTAGCACTAGCAGTTATATTTGAACTAATTGTAGACGCAGAAGAACTAAAGGTAACATCTCCTGCAGACGTGGTTACACGTAATGGTGTTATATCGTTGTACCCACCGCCACTTTCTACATAAAATTTTAAATGTGTACCTAAAGCAACTAAGTTTTGACTACCTAAAGTAATCCAATTAAATAATGAACGTGCAATGCCCAAATAAGTTGAACTAGATATACGTGTCCAACCCCCTATTTTTTCTGGTGTACCTTGACGAAATCTAACATTATCGCACTCATACCAACCGCCTTCATTAGTGTACCTAGTATTTTCGCGGTTAACGCCTGGTTTTAGTAACAATTTCTTTAGAGGCATGTTTAATCCAATACAGTTTTAATCTAGCAAGTTTAAAGCCTGCTCCTTTGTTTCGTCATTTCTTCTTATCCATCCACGCCCAAACGTGTCAAAGGTACTAAGATCTCTATAGAACCCATCACGCATATGATGCATTTGTTCTATTATATCTGCTGGCTCAATAGAAGCCACAGCTTGCAGTGTCATTGGCCCTATGCCACCATCTTGTTCTACACCCACAATACGTTGTAATGCTTTCGCTGCACGACTTGTACCCGAATTTACGCCCCAGTCAAATACAGCCCAATCAACCCCAGAAGGAAGATCGTCTGCCCGAAGCCTATCCCAATAATTTTCCTTGTAAATAGGATAGACATCATCATGGGTAAGACCTTCCATTTCACCGTCCATAACTTGCCGACCAGCGTACTGTTCGTAAACGGCACGAGTTACGCCAAGGTTAGTCTCGCCCCCAGGGTCGCTAGGGTGGTTAACGTAACCCCCCTCATGCTCTAAAAGCCACCCCATACATTGTTCAAAGTTTTGTCTCATTTTTTATTATTCCTCATTTTAGCAAACTGACGTGATCCAAACCAAAATGATATTACGCTTGTGAAAAGTAAATTGGTATCGTCCGACCAAATTTCGCGCATTGCTGTGTGAAACTCTAATCCCTGCCCAAGCGAGTAAACTAAACCAGATATCTTAACGGTAAGGAAAAGACCTACAAGTAAGTATGTTACGACTGGCCTGACCGATCCGGATAAAGCTGCTGCAAAGCCAGACTTAGCATTTGCTGCGGCCATTGCTTTATATATACCTTCAGACTCTGCAATATCGGCTTTAGCATCTAACTCGTCTAATTTTAAAGATGATAGTTGTGCCGCATACTTGCCCTTAGCTTCAAGCATTTTAAGCTCTTGAGCGTCTTGTTGTTTCTGCGTAAAAATTTGAATAATACTAGGGATTACAGAAGTTCCAAACCCCAGTGCTGCACCTAATAAAGATAACATTTTATTT